TCTGGATAAAATAATTCTACAAATAATTTCTTTGCTAAGTTCTTTCCAAGATTTAGTATAGTACCAAGTAAAGGTATTTGTTGAAGTAATCCAACTGCAGGCCCTAAGAAACCAAGAACTTTGTCGAAGTCACTCTTGAGGTCTTCACCAAGTGTTGTTGCAATACCTCTACCAGTTAATGCACCACCTTTTTCCACTGATTTAGTAAGGTCATCAAACTTTTCTTCTGAGAACCATTTAAAACTTTCTTGGAATCTGGTTAGATTTTTATTAGTATCTTCTATTCCTTTTAAAGATTTTATTTGTGCATCAATTGCTTGTATTTGTGAGTCACTATCTACATCGAGATTGTTGTTTTTCAACATCTCTTCTAATACTTCTCGGTCTTGTTTTAATTGATTTATTCGTGCAGTATTTCTGGCCATAGCTTCTGCATCAGCTTTATTGAAACCTAATATTGTCAACTCATTCATTCTCTCAACAATATCTTTAGTTTCATCGGTAACATTTTCGTTTAGTTTAGTACCTTTTTCGACAGATTCTTTCAACTCTTTAAGAGTCATTGTTGACTTTTTGGATTGTTCCTCAATAGTCTCATTGGTCTTTTTCATCATTTTTGCTAATGATGACATTTGACCTTTTTCATCTCTGAATATGTCTTGTCCTTCTTTACCTTTTTCTATGGCCATTTTACTTTACCTATTTTTTTGCATTAGTGTCATGTTCTTTGGCTGCACTATTAACATATAATCCAAACCATGCAGCTCCAGCACCTACCAGAATACTGATAAGACCAGATTGTTCCATTGAAGGTTCTGGTAATTCCATGAACCAAATGGCTGCATAATACACTAAGAATATATAAACACTTAAGAATGCACGAGGCCAAATTCTCCATGCATCAACTGTTCTTGCAAGGTGAACCCATTTCTGCCAAGGATTTACTGTATCGTTTGCTTTAAGGTCTCTAATCTCATCTTTAAGGGCACCATTCTCTTGAATCATTTCCATGAACTTAGATAAATCCATCTCCACTTCATTACGAGACATGTCACCACCAAATCTATCTCTATCACTCATAATACTCTCCTATTATCTATTTTGTGATTGTTTCCTCTCCAACTCTAAATCTTCGAGGTGTTGTATTAATAGAGAGACATATATCTCCCTTTCCCATGGCATCATCGATTCTAATTCTGTTAATGACCAGTTGTGATGCTGGATTAACCCAAAATTAGTTTGAATGTAATTTGCAAGTGTCTCATGAGAAAGGGCTATACGAAAAAATTCTGTAACCCTTGTAACTCTTGGGATTGTTCTTTCCCACACTTGTCACATTTAAACTCTGCATTATAAATCAATTTAGGAACTTCGTTGAACCATTCCATAACTAAATTAAATTGGTCGATAGTTAGTTCATCAATAAACTCATCTATCTCCTTTGGAGTAAACTCATTTGTATCATAAACACTTTCTTCATCAAATATTTGTACGATACATTTACTTAATATTTTAAAAATTGTTTCTGTACTCCAACCATCATTTTCTGCTGTTAGTTTTTGCACATCTTTGAAACTAGGGACTCTTAAAACTACACCAACATTGTCTGTTAGTTGTACTTTATCATCCTTAACTTCACCTACAACTTCCATTTTAGTAAAGTCTACTTCAATCATTGTTTGTCCATCACAAATGTTTTGGTCTATACAACCTAATAAAACTTTTGTGGACTCACCTACAGATTTTTCTCTTATCTTAATGAACAACCATTCCAAATCTGTATTACTCAGTTGTTCTACTTCAAAATTACTGCTTTGTAATTCTGAACATCCTCTTATCAAAGATATTAACCCATGAGAGATTGATTTAGCATCTCCCTCTTCAAGTGCTAGTAATAGTACTTTTTGTTCCTTTACATTAAAAGGTCTGTACTTTACTTCTATCTTTGAAACAGGTAATGTTTCAAAATACTCAACAGTATTGAGTTTCGGTAATCCCATAATATACTCCTATCATTGTAAAACTACGATATATTAATGATTATCTGCAAATATATCTCGTTCTATTTTACTTCTTACCTTCCTTTCTACTTTATTTAGGTGTTTTGCCATGAACCCAGTAAGTAAACCAGATTGTTTCTGATTTGCAAATTCACCAGTCCAATATCTATATCTAAATTGACAGTTAAACTTTTGTACCTCATTATTTGCATAACCAAAGTTAATGACTCCCAATTGTGATGGAAATGCATCTGCCATCAAACAACGATAGTTAACACCACCCATATTATCTAGTGCTTCAACATAGATAATACCTCTGTAGTCATCATGAAATCTACTATGAAAACTACCCTCTTTAAATCCATTTATTTGACCCATCCACATTTCTAAAAGTTGTCTATCTTCAAAATGATTATCTAAATAAAAAGTACAATCAAATGCATCATATTGTGGTTTATGTGGTATTGCTCTCTTGGGGCCATATTCTGAATCTTCGGACATAAAGAACCCTTGGCCAGGTAATGTTGCAGTATCACATTTTGTTCCTCTTATTGCAATTCCAGATGTTAATGCACCAGTACCAAAGAATGATACATTGTATCTATTTGCTCTTTGTAGGTTGTCTATCTTTGCTTTAAATCTATCTATCTTCATGCCATTCTTTTCCTACTATCTTTCCAGACTGATGAAACATCTGATTTTCTAAATGATTCAGTTGGTAGAAATATTGCAATCTCCCAGTCTGCACTATCCACCACTGCAAAACTACTTTTTACATGGTCAGATAGGTAATGTTTGTAACATGCTTTATAATATGGTTTACCACTGATACCTTTTAGTAAATTATATGTCAATTTAAATCTTGTTGATGCATCAAATTTGTCATTATTTGTTGTATCATATAATGCATCTAAAAACTGTGCTCTTAATGAGTGAGGTAGATAATGTAGATTCAATCCATAAAATCCACCTTTAGCAGGTTCTACTGGTATACACAATGGAAACCTATCATAGAAAGGTAAAGTCTTTTTGTGTTTAGGGTCGTAGAAATACATGAACATTCCACCAAAGAAAGGTTTCTTTCTTTGTCTTGCATCCTTTAGTAGTTGTTGTCTACTTACACTTTTAATCTGGGATACACGAGTACGAAACCATCTCATGGACTCTTTGGTTCTTGCTTGGATACCACCACGAAATGCTTCTCGTTCTAATCTGTCAAATAGTTTTCCTGCCATACAAGTATTTATGTCATTTCACAAGGTGGTCTTCGGTTATTATTCTAAATTTATAACCTCTATCTTTACAGTACTCTCTTGCAGCTTCCCATTTCAATTGATTGATACCATAGGTTCGTGCTTCCTTTAAGTATCTACCATAAGGTTTGTTTTTCTTTGATGGTGCTTTGGTTTGTTTCTTTGGTTTGACCTCAATAATCTCTACAATTATTTCATTCCTTGCATTTTTATATTTTATCTTGAAGTCTGGGAAATATCGATGGACTCTTTTATCTAATCCACGATAAGGTATGGCAATCTCTTCACTTGACCATTCAAGTATATAAGGGTTCTTATCACAATACTTCATGAATCGTAGTTCCCACATGGAACGATAGATAATCTTTGTAGGGTCACCTTTATATTTTTTATACTGTTTTGGTTTGAATCTTCCCTTGTAACTCATATAAATACTCTATACATAACTAAATCTATAGAGAGTATTTATATGAAATTTTTCAATAAACTGAAATCATCAATCATTGGGTCAATCAAAGAAGACCTCAATTCTGCACTAGGTGCTAAACAAGCATTATTCAACTCAAAGATATCTGGTGCATTAGATGATATCATTTCTATGAAGACTGGTATTCAGATATCAAATATACCATCTAAAATCACTGAAAGAACAGCACAAACTGCACAAGCAAGAAGAGAAGCATTAAGAAATGAATTATCTGCAAGATATCAAGACCAAATGCATGATTATTGTAAAAAAGATTCATTCCTACCACCAGAGAGTAGAGACATATATAAATTCCCTACAGATGACCAGAGATTTGTTGACAACTGGATTCTTATAAGAACTGTTCCAAGACATATTGATGCACAACATGTACATGGTACTGAGTCTGATTCAGCATACTCACTTGCAGAGATGAAAAGAATTGGATTCACCACTGGCCCAGAAGGTGCATCTGCAGCTGCAAAAAAAGACCTTGTACAAGGTTCTGCAGCCAATAAACAAGTAAGTATTGCATTATATTTTCCAAATGCAGTAAAAGATACTGTTTCTGTAGAATATGAACAAAAAGATGTAGGTATTTCAGATACCATATTAAATGCATATTTTGGTAAAGGTGGTGATATTGCAATGGCATCTGGTGATGCATTAGGAGATGGATTTAAAGAAGCATGGAAAGGTATGGCAAATAAAATGATATCTGTTCGTGCAATACAAGAAGGTGTTGCAGCTAATGCTCCTAAATTTACTAATTTTAGTGGTGTAACCTTAAGAGACCACACTTATACCTTTAATTTAAATCCATATAATCAACATGATGCACATGAAATTACAAAAATAATAGAAACATTTAAATTGATGGCATTACCTGCTTCATCAGCTGCAAACCCTAGATTAAAAATATTACCAGCAGAATGGCAAATAAATTGGATGGGGCCTATATTAGGACACATAGAACATCCACAAAACTGTTTCCTATCAACTGTAGATGTAGATTATTCTGGTGGTAAAGACATGTCATTCATCGAAACAGTTACACCAAGTACAACAAAAGGTGAAGGTGAGGATGCAGTAAAGACTGCAGCTGCAATTCAACATTATCCAAATGGTGTCACATTAACACTTACATTCAAAGAAATACTACAACTTACAAGACAAAGATATATGAGAAGAGTTGCACCATCAGTAGAGGGTGGAAATGTACCTCAAGATACTGTTAAAGACCTAATAAATGAAGATATGGGTAGAGCAGATGATGAAAGAAAGAGTGATGAAAGACAACCATTGGATGAAGAACATTATAATAATGCTAAAGAAGGGTATGTAAGACAAGATGGTAAGTTTGCTGGAGATGCAATTTATGGAAGGGCAGACCAAGCAAGACATGCATTCTATACCATGTATGG